GTCACCTTACCAGGGACTTTCAAACCAACAAAATATCCAGGACCAGGTGGTGCAATATCTACACCACTATGATGAGAACCCTTCTGACCTGTGATAGGATGAGTTCTTTTACCATATCCATCAGTGGTGGGGAACTGTGCTGTGTTAGACCCACCTTTATACAAGTCTTGAATTGTGGTTGAGGTGCTGACTTGTGTAACTTGTGCTTGTGTTGCCTGAGGTGTGGTCTGTGATACAGGTTGTTGTGATTGTGTTGTCTGAGAAGCACCTGCTCCAAAATTATATCTTGGTAGGAATTTATTGTGCTTGTTTCTTGCGTTCTGTAAACTAGCTGGTCTCTCCCAATACTTAGCCCACCACATTGATGCATCAAATGCACTCATATTAGCAGTCTCTGCCTTATACCTTGGACCCACATCCTCTTTAAGGGCATAGTCAATCTGTCCTCTCCAGTCTCCTGCACGAACAAGTTGCTGCACCATAGATGTTTGCCTACTTCCCTTCCACTGGAACAAACCACCATAACCACCATCATCTCCACTCATTGCTTTAGCATTGAAGGTACTCTCTCTTTCAATGTTTGCCACTATACCCTTTGCCTGAGCTGAGGTGTATCCTTTGCTTACAATATAGTCATGCATCTTTTTAGCCTTGTCTGCATTAGTTCCACTTAGGGGAGAGGTACGAGGAGTTGAAGGACCAGTAGGTGCGTTTCCTGTCTGTTGCTGATACTCCTGTGGGGTTACAAATTTTGATCCATTCCACACCTTTGATTGACCATCAGGTAGTACATAAGTTTCTCCTGTAACTCTTTGGTCTCTATCAGGTATATTATCTCTTTTCCTTTCACCCACAAGAGGTTCTGTATCCTCTCCTGTTACCTTTTTTATTATCCATCCATAAAGAGATTTACTAAGATAATCACCAAGAGCACTACCCACCATAGCACCAACCCAGGTTCCCACTCCAGGAATTGGGATTAAGCCAGTACCAATAAAACCACCAATAGTAGCCCCAATAGTTGAACCAATAGCACCTACCACTGCTCTATCAATTGTTTCACCCATTGCCATATCAATACCAACAGCAATAAGAGGGCCTATAAGAGGTACTCTCTTAAAGCCTGTTGAGAATTTCGTAAGTCTTCTTGCTCCTGCTGCTGTGAACTTTTTCTTTGCAGCACCAGAAGCTGGACCTGTTCTTAAACCTTTCCTAGCAGTATTAGAAGCACCCCTTGCACCAGACCTACTGGTGGCACCCTTAGCAGCGGCAGCCTTAGCACCAGATGAACCAGCACTTGTCACCTTCTTCAATAAATTTTTAGCAAAGTTATAGATGCCTATCCCTATCTTTTTAAGTCCACCAGCTACTACTGTACCCACCTTAGTGATAACTTTCTTCAATGGGTTCTTCAATTTCTTAAAGAAAGGTTTGAAGATTTTTATTACAACATTAGCAACCTTCTGTATTGGTTTCCTAAATGCAATCAATCCCCATCTGAGAAAGTTCATCTTCTCATTAAACAACTCACCAAATCCAGAGAAGAAGTTCTTAATGGTCTCAAAGTTTTTGATGAACATCACAGCAAGTCCACCCATCAATGTATTGAGAAGGAATCCAAAGATGTTGAACTTGTCTCCCATTGCCATCAAGTTGCCACCAATGCTACCTGACTTGGTGGACTTGGATTCTAATTGTGATTCTCTCTCCTCTCTCTTTGCTTTCTGTCTTGCAATATCCTTCTTCCTGGATTCTTTTTCCTTCTGTTTATATTGGTCTGCATATGCTTTTTTGAGTGCTTCACTCACCCCAACCATACCTTCCAGTTGTTTAGTCATCTCCTCATAATTTACTTCACCACCAGCAATAGATGCCTTTGGTGTTGAACTAGAAGATGGTGATGAAGTTGCTGCACTACCACCAACAAAACTCTCAGTGGGTTTTACTTTTGCCTTAGTTATTTGTTTCTTCTCTCTTTTTACAAGAGCGCCACCCTTCTTCTTACCACCCTTACCTGATACAAATTTCTTTACTGTCTCCTTAGACTTATCCTTTACAGCTTTCTTGGTAGCTGCTCCAAGCAATCCCTTTGCTGCTCCTAGTAAAAGTGGTGCTGGCATATCTTACCCCACTATATTATAGATTGATTTGACTACCATCATCTCAAAGTTGCCTGAGTCAACAGGTGAGAATCCAGGAACCCTAGATTGATTTGCACCACTGTTAGATAATGGTTGTGAGGTTGGACTAGGACCAGTGGGTGTAGGAACAACTGTTACCTTAGGAGCAACAGGTGGAGGCACTGTCAACTTTTTCTTTGTGCCAGCAGCCATAGGTGTGGTGGGTTGAATTACAGGTGGAGGAGAACTAGTACCAGACAAACCCATACCCCTAACAAGAGAATCTTCCAATGGTCTAGTAAGAATATCAAGTTGATCTTTACTGAGACCACCACCCTTCAATACTTGCTGTTGGAGTTGTGGTGACATATTACCAAGTTCAATAATGCTTACACCTCTATTGGTTGCAGCAAGACCACCTCTATGTTCCCTACCAAAAGCACCAGAGTTCTTAGCAAAGTCTGCTTCAACTGGATTAATGGAATCAGTTCCAGGCATAGGAAGAATGACACCCTTACCTGTGCCATAACCTGATTCAAGAGAAGCATCCATATGAATCTCAATGACTTCATAACCCTGCTTTTCAAGATCCTTTAACTTATCCTGTTGAGCACTAAATGCAGCATCAGTATTATCTGTTGATGAATGCATATCCATAACCTTGATAGGAATATTAGGACCAATTCTTGCTCTCAAATTCTCAACTATATTTCTTGATAGGGCAGGTGTGAGTTCCATCTCACCAGGTGCTCCACCACCAGCAGCGTGACCAGGGACAATGACATATCCCTTGGCACCAGCACCTGAACCAGCACCATAGTCTTTTGTTGGTGCTGCCCCTTGTCTGCCAAGCATACCACCACCTTGGAACCCTAGAAGATTACCCTTACCCATCTTAGGTTTGTTGGTTCCACCAGCAGCAGAATTCATACCAAGCAGTGTGTCTCTGCCAAACATATCACCTGCTTTATTACTCATCACAACTTCACCAGGAGCAAGTGCTACCAGTTGAGTATCAGCACCCATACCTGTTACCTGTGGACCTGACCCATCAACCATACCACCACCAGCCATTTGTGGCGCAGTGAATGTGATTGGACCACCCTGATTGGGTGGTTCACCTGCAAGTGGAATAGGTTGTATCTGTGCTAATGGTATCAAAGGTATCTTAGGTAGAGTGATTCCTTTCCCTCCAAATATAGCAAGAGCTTTGTTAATCTGTGTCTCCATATCTTCAATGCCACCATTCAACGCATTCAGAGCAGTGTTGATAGGCATTATGAGACTATCATAGAGGAAAGATATAACATTATTCAACAATCCAATTATACCATTGACCATCCCCTTCCACAACTTATCAAAGTTGCCAGCAGGATCCTCCAAGAATTTAAGTAGAGCAAGAGCAGCACCACCAAGAAGAGTTTGAGTTATAAAGTTCTTGATGAAGTCAAAGATACCCATTGCAGGTTTCATTATCTTCTCAGCAGCATTCTTTATTCTATTCTCACCATCCCCACCTTCTAGGACTGCTTCTCTATCCTTTCTCTTTTTCTTTTGTTTCTGCTTATCCTCTTTGTCTGCTTCCTTCTTTTCTAATTTAAGTTGCTTGTTTAATGTTTCAAGAACACCTTGAAGATTCTCTTCTATTGATTTGAGACTTGGCGCTAAAACACCTTTGAGGAAGTCAGTGGTTTCTTCCTGTTGTTCTTCCTGCTCCTCTATCTCTGTATCAACAGCAGCAGGGAGTGCTTTGAGTGGTTTCTTTGATGCAGTTGGTGTAGTTGATACATCTGTTGCAGTTCCAAAGAAACTATCTTTATTGATCTTCTTCTTTGTTGTGAACCTACCAGTCTTTCCCCTGATCCTCTTCCTTTCATTAGCAAGGATGGCAAGTTCTTCTGCTGGTATCTTATTCTGATTCTTTACAATTGCCTCTTTGAGAAGAGACATATATGTTCCATAGTCAAGGTCAATTGCATCATCTAATCCTAGAAGACCTAGAATGATTGGATCAATATCCTCCTCAACCAAGTCATCTTCTTGTTTTTCTTTTGCCTTAGCAACAACAGCAAGCGCAGAAGATTTAGCAGAGGATGTCTCTCCTCTGATACTTTTCAGTAGATCATCTAAACCCTCTGGAATGTCAGCCATGTGCCTTTGCTTTTTGTTCTTCTTCTTCTAAGTGTTGCTGTAGAAGACTCACATAAACATCTCTCTCCCAAGGGATGAGACTTTCAATCTCTGTTAATGAATATTTATGGTACTGAATCAGGGCAAAATTGAGTTTATAATATCCCTCAAGATCCATATGGATCATGCCTATGCGAAAAAACTTGACAGTCCCTCCAATACTACCTCACTTTTCTTTTTAGTCACTGGGTTAGTGACCTTCAAGGTATGTGAGAGTTTAGGCATTGTGTTAAAGAACTTCTCAATCTCTTTAAACTGCTTTGAATTCATCTGTCCCAGGAATTCTGAAATCTCTTCCTTGGTACAGTCAGCAGTAGCCCATACTTCTTCTTCTGTGTAAATCTTATCAATACAAGTACCAATCAATTCAAATGACTGATCAATGTTGCTATCTTCTGCAAAGTCAAAGTTGTTCTTGATGAACTGATCCAGTGAAGGATACTTCATCTCCATCATCAATGAATCATCAAGTCTAATCTGTTTGGAGTGATCTTCACTTGTGATGACTTTGATATCATCAAGATTAATCTTGACTGGAATCTCTGTCTCACCATCATCAGGTGCAATGATATTCAGTTCAACCTCCTCACCCACAGACTTGCCTCTGATATTCAGGAACAGGAACTCAATATCAAATGTAGGAAGTGACTCTACCTTCACACCTCTAGTGATGATGCAACTCTTGATTACAGTTGTGATAGCATTAGTAATCTGTTTTGTATCCTCACTCTCCAAAGCAAGAACTAATAGTTTCTCTTCTCTTACAAGGAATGGTCTATATTTGACTGTCTTTTTTGTAGAAGGCAATTCCAACTCATATGTTGGAGTAGCAATTTGTGGTAAGGGCATAACAACCTAATGATTATTTCAGTGTGAGTATTTATTAGGCAATTGGTAGGTTGTTAATTATCTCATTTGATTCCCTAGTAGTCCCTGCCCCTGAAAGACCCAGATTAATAGGTTGTCTAACACCCTCAACTGTGCTGGTAGTTGCTTGGTCCAATAGTTGCTCAAAGTCTGATTGTGCTTGTCTGATTCTACTAGGACTGCTACTTGAAAGAATATTCTTTGTGTATCTCACATATGAGAAAGACACATTAACTTTCAAGATATCACTAGTATCATAGGACACTGGTGTAGCATTGAGTGCAATAGGGAATGCATCTACAAACTCATAGTAGACTGCTTGATCTGTAATGTTCTTCTCAAATTTAGTCAAGAAGATTGGCGACTTATAACTCCTAGGGTAGTTCATTCTGAATCCATTTCTTGAATCCCTATATCCCTCATAGTTTCTATTCATCCCAGTGATGAAGTTCATCCAACCATCAAAGAAGTCAATGACTTTATATCTCTTGTCAACATAGAAGGTCATATCAATATTGTTATCATAGATTCTTCTATAAACCATCTTCTCAGACACACCTTGGTAGTCTGCTGTGACATCGTGAGTTGCTAGTGAACTACCAGGAAGAGTAGTGCTAGTGCAGAGCAGATCAATATCTCTACCATACTTCGCATATATGCCACCCATTGATTGGTCTACCTCTCTGGGAGGTTGCACCTTCACCTGATAAACAGAGGTCTGTGCAAGACCCATAATCCTGGTCTTCAACTGCCCAGTCTGTATGCTATTTGGTTTTGGTCCTGCCATCTATAAATAGGCGTGATTACTATTACTATGTATGGGAGAAAGCATAAAGTCAATTTATAAACCATCATACCCTCAGAAGTATATGGGTGATCCTAATAATATTATTTGCAGAAGTTCTTGGGAGAGGCACTTCTGTCACTGGTGTGACCACACTCCTGACATTGTGAAGTGGGCAAGTGAAGAGTTCTCTATCCCCTATGTGTCTCCAAAGGATGGCAGAGTTCACAGATACTATCCTGATGCACTGATCCAGAAGAAAGATGGTAAGAAATATCTTGTAGAGATTAAACCAGCAAGGCAGACACAACCACCTGTGAAGAAGAGTAGGGTGACCAAAACATATATCAATGAATGTCTGACCTATGAAATAAATAAAGCCAAGTGGGCTGCTGCTAGGGAGTTTGCTCTTGACAATGGAGTAGAGTTTCTCATCCTTACAGAAAACGAACTAGGCATCAAGCAGTATGGAACAAGAAGAGTATCTAAAAAGCGACACAAATAGATTAGATCCAGTGGTTGATGACATCATCAATGAACCTTCTGCTGATGATAGGATGCTTGCTTTGATAGGTGTTCTTGAAGAGGTGGAGGTTGTTCCTGATGTAGGTAGATACTATACCTTTATCTACACACCCAAGACCCCTAGAATTGAGTATGATCAGTTCCCCTTGGTTGCTTGCATTGGTATTTTTCAGTGGGGTTTCAGAGGTATCAACTACCACTGGGCAGCAAGAGGTCAAGATCCTTTCAGGAATTATACTTGGGATGAGATACAAAGTAATTTGCATGTCCTCTACCCACTTGAATTGAATGATGCTAGATCAATTCCATATCAAAGTTTTAGAATAAATAACTAAAAAATCTGTAATGTCAGAAATAAAAGGAAGCGCTGTATGGAATGGGATGCCTGTGGACACATACACAGACATGAGAACTGGCGAGATGGAAATTTATGCTCCTGGTTTCAGACTTCCAGGTGATCTTTTAGCAAAATCAACTATAACTTCAACTATAGGACCTCCTGCACCAGGCGAACCAACTGGTAAATTAACTTGGTCATATGGCGATCAGACTTATTTTAGAAATAGTTATAATGCTTACCAAAAAAAGAATGGAAGACCAAAGTTAAATCAAAAAGATTTCAATGAATATTTTTTTACAAGTGGAGTTAACACATTCAATAACCTTAATGGAAAAGTTTTAAACAACACAAACAATTATACAAAAGCTGGAATCTCACAAAATGAAGTAGAGTTGATTAGAATAAGACAATTTGATAATAGAATTCCTCTATCTGTAAATGCTGCTGGTGTGCAGGTAAATCTAAATGGGACTGTACCAAAAGAGCAAACAATACAACCAGTAGAACCTGATACTAATCAGAATGGGACTATTGATGATAGTGGTGATGGTCCAATCGTGGTCACCACAACTGCTACTGTTGAAGGTGTTAAACCCATCAAGGGTCCTGAAGAAAGCAAAGCAGGTCCAAAGAATTTAGGTGCTGCAAATCTTAGATACCCTAAGGACACACCACCTGCTGGGTTCCCCTTTGACTTCATTAAGATAACTGCTATGAAGTATGTTCCTAGTAGTTTAGATTATATTTCTAGTGGTGGAAAGACACCTCCTGCTAGCCCAACATCAAGAATCAAAAAGGGTAACAGTAACAAGAAAATCTCTCAAGGTTCTATAACTTTGCCTATGCAACCTAACCTTTCTGAAACACAATCAGTTGGTTGGGGTGGTGATGCATTAGATCCTTTCAGAGCAGCACTTGCTGGTGCATCTATGGGTGCCATCCAAAAGTTTGGTGAAGGAGACCTTATGGGAGCAATTCAGAAGGTAGGTGGTGATATTGCAAAGGGAGCTCAAAAATTTGCATCAGATCCAGCTACACTTGATTTTGTTGCTGCATACTTTGCAGGTAGAGCAGTTGGTTCAAACATTACAGGTAGAACCACAGGTCAAGTCATCAATCCTAATATGGAGTTGCTATTTAATGGTCCTACTCTGAGGACATTCAACTTCCAGTTTAGAATGACACCAAGGTATGATAAGGAAGCAGAGGAAGTTAGAAAGATTATCAAAACTTTCAAAGCAAATATGGCTGTCCAAAGATCAGATTCTAATCTGTTCTTGAAGACTCCAAATGTATTTCAATTAGAGTATATTGCAAATGGTGGTACACCACATCCATTCTTAAATAAGTTTAAGCTCTGTGCTATGACTAGTTTCAATGTGAACTACACTCCTGATGGTTCATATATGACCTATGGTGATGGTTCACTCACAGCATATGATATGAGTATGAGTTTCAGTGAACTTGAACCCATCTACCAGGATGATTATGATGATATCAATGGTTCAACAATGGGATTCTAAAAATGGCATTACCTTATTTCAGATACGTTCCTAAATTTGAATATGTCAGTCGTCTTCCTGACTCAAAGAATATTGGCGACTACCTTGAAGTAAAGAACCTATTCAGAAGAGCAAAGATCAGTGATGATCTGTTCCAGAATATTAATTTCTTTACCAAGTATTCCATTGTTGGTGATGAGAGACCAGACAATGTTGCTTATAAGTTTTATGATGAACCATATCTTGATTGGTTGGTGCTTACTGTCAACAACATCATCAACCTGGAAGATGAATGGCCATTGTCTCAGCAATCATTCTACAACTATATGGTGAGCAAGTATGGTTCAGAGACTGCCTTCAATAATCCTCATCACTATGAGACTATTGAAATTAAAGACAGTCTTGGAAATGTTATCTTGAAGAAAGGTCTTGAAGTTTCTAGTGACTATTCAATCACATACTTTGATAGTGGTAACAGTCAGATGGTGATCAACACCAATGTAACTGTTATGGTAACCAACTATGAGTATGAAGATGCTATTCAAGACAAGAAGAGAAATATCTTTATTGCTAAACCACAATACATCTCACAGATCCTAGAAAATATGGAACAAGGTCTTCTCTATAAAGAGGGAAGCACAGAATACATCAGTGATGAGGTAATGAGAGCAGCAAATATTAGACTGTATCAATAAAATAGGGGGGTCATTAACCCCCCACTTAAATTATTCTAGAATCCTCCTGCAAATTTTCTTGCATGATGATTGTGATTCGTCACATTCAATTAGGCAGTCATAGTAATCATTAAGTAGATATGAATCCTCCAGTGACCTATCTAGAGTCTGAGACAACCTATCAATGCTTTGCTTCCATCCTGCGAGTTGATTGTGTGACATTAAATTGTGCATGATACCCCCACAAATAACTGGTCATAATTATATTTGGTTTTCAGAGCATATCTCTCCTCCCCTACAATTCTAATCTATGTAGGTCAGATAGGTACAATTTTGGTGTAATAGGCAACAAAAATTTATGCCTACGAAAAGTAATAGGACAAAAAAAATCCTGGGAAAATTTTTCCCAGGAAAATGAAATCAAAAGTTGATTTTGGAATCAGGAGTCTGCAAGTTTTGCAAAATAACTCATGGCATCGTCATCATCATCTGTTTTACCAGGTGTGATATCAGGAGCGTTGAAGTCAGCATTTGCTTTTGAAGCCTGATAGGAGTCTTCAAGCTTTCGCATGACCTCCTCTTCACTGACTGACTTGGACTCTTGTGCTGCGTAGTTATCATACTCTGTTTCCTCTGATGCTGGTGAACGACGTGTGGGCTTGGTTCCAAGCACATAGTCAAGACGCTTCTTCAGTTCATCATAAGACTTGAACTGATCAGCAGCTGTGAAGGCAGCAAGTGAATACTGCTTCTTCCAGATTGCTTCCATAGCATCATCATCATCCAGCAGAGGACTGGGATTATCAAACTCTGACTTATCATAGTTCCAATAACCATCCTTCTTCTGAAGTTTCAGTTTGAAGTTGGCACCACCCCAGAAGTCAAAGGGATTGATAGGTGTCTCATCTTCAAATTCAGGTTGCATTACATCCATGATCTTGTCAAAGATCTTCTTGCCAAACTTATAGAGGAATACACCACCCTCATTTTGAGGATTAGCAGGGTCCTTTACAACATAGATGTTTGCATAGAAGGAGAGCTTACGCTTCTGCTTACGAACAGTGTCTTTGTCAGCATCATTGCCACTATTCCACAGTTCCCTATTGAGTTCACCAATAGGATCCTTACCACCAATTGTAGTAAGGGAGTTCTCAATATACCATCCACCAGGTCCCTGGAATGCATGGGAGAACAGTTTGACCCAAGGGAGATCCTCTCCATCAGGTGCAGGCAGGAATCTAATCACTGCATATCCATTGCCAGACTTATCCATCTCTGGCTTCCACAGGCGGTCATCAGCACCACCTCCTTTGTTATTCATCTTGTCAGCTTCTTTAACCAGTTTGCTAGTTAAAGCGCCCAAAGAACTTTGCTT